ACGTAATATGGTTTTAGCCATATTACGTACTATTTGTATTCTTGCTGTTTTTGAAAACGACAGCGTCTTTTTGCTTAATATTAGCACTTTTATGAGTTCTGTTATAAATTATCTTAGTTATGATACATTATACTGAATTCTAAGAGTCAGTATAATACTATTGTTTCAAGTATTTTATAATTCCCCATTATAAGTATAGATACTAATAGCTTAGTTCGTAATTATTATACTGAATTTTCTTAGAAAGCCAGTATAAAATTTTATGTTCAAGTTATTAATTATTTATTTGCATTTAATATTATGTTTGCATTTATGCACCAATAAATAAAGTTTTCAACCTTGGGATTTAAATTAGTAAAGGTTGAAGGTAAATTTATCCCGTTACCTCGTGATACCCCAATTTCGGAGAGTTTTGACTCTCATTCACTAATGTATATTATTATATTATTTTAAACTCCTCACTTTGTAGTTGTAAGTCACGTGATTCTGTTGAATTCACGCATACGAAGAGGGAGAAAGGAAGAATTCTATATTCTATATAATTAGTGTCCGCTCCATTATCTGCCCTAGATATCTTGGCAGAATAAAGTTTTGGATGGAAAACGGTGGTAACCAACCCATTTAGTATCTACTCCAATAATTATTAAGATTCCTGAGAAAACAGTCAAATCCTCTGTATTGTATATATAAGTGAGCTGATGTCCAATTTCTGGTAGAACCTGTGCGGACGTATGTAAGCGACAAGGGAAACAACCTTATATGGGAATATGCGATAAGTCCCCCAATTGGTTGCAATACACTCGTAGACCATATCAACTATGCTGAAAGGCAATTCTTTACATTTAATTAATATGGATTCGATCTCGATAAGACTGAGATCAAAAGCTGAAACAAGCTATTTTCATTTATCTTATATAAATTTGCTTTATAGTAAAATTCGTAAAAGATTCATGAAAAATAATGCATTTTGTGGGCATTATTATAATGCGGAAGATGTTCCACAATTTACTCTTTACTATAAGAGTAAACCTCTTCCTGATCGACTTATACACTACAGTCTATTCAATATCCGTGAAGGAGATTATATAGAACTGGAGTATATAGGTCTTCGAGGCGGTGCTTTTAGACTACCTCACAATGTCTTATTGACTTTTAGAACTTTGCATACTTTGGATATAAATGTACCATTTGAAACTTCATATTCTATTCAAAGATTAGCTACTAGATTTGGTTGTTGGCTTTTTGAAAATAATTATGAAGCAGAACCTTGTTCAATTATACAAGCTATCGTTTCAGTTAACAATATTGATACATTGTTACCCCGTTCAATTTGGCATAATAATTTGGAATCATTTAGTAACTGTTCGATAACACTTATTTATCGTTCTTTATCAACATGTGATCAAATAGTGCCTACTTATGACTATATGTGGCCTGAGAGTGATTTTGAATTTGATTCTGATAGCGACAGTAGTTTTACTGAGCAATCAGGGCAAATCATCTCATCAACTAGAGCTTTTAATTTTTTAGCTTACATTACTGGTCGTACTTCTTTTGATCAAAATTATTTGGCCAAATTGGCTGAAGATTTAACAATTTTAGTAGACGGTTTATATGAATGTTATACCGATAGTTTTTGCTTGCGTAGGATAGTTCGCACCATTGTTATTTTTTTGAAATTGCGTAGTAACTCATCTATATTAAAGATGTTTGAAGATTCTAAAATATTAGATTATATAAATGAATTGCTTCACGTACCAGAAGAAGAATCGGGTGTTATGAAATTTTTAGATAATGCAGAAAATATAGTAAATACCATTAAAAGTGGTAAGCGCCTCAAAATTACAAAGGTCATGTATAGATTAGGAATGTTTGCACTTTCTCTATCTTTGTTTGATAGTTTTGGTTTAGATCTTGATTTATTAGGTTATAGTGCTTTTGACAAGGAGTTATTGAAACGTAAAACTCAGTTAACTGGAGATACTATGTTAGATCTAGCTGATGGAGTAATATTTTTACTCAAGAAAGGTTATCAAATAATAATGACTGGTCGAGTTGACTGCATTTACCATACGGACGATGAATATTCTGCGTTGTACGATGATATTTCTGATTTGAAGCTTAAAAAAATTGCTTTAGGTAATCCTGAAGCATTAGGTTTCAACGAATATTGGTATGGCGACAAATTAGATAAGACTATGGATAAATTGCGTAACGTTATTAAATATGCTGGTACTTTGGATAAAACAGAGATTCGCTATTGGCGTAGTCAGCTGTGTGAATTGGAGCTAATTAAAAATAATATTTTAATTGCTAAGAATTGTTCAGAAAGTAGGGAATGCCCTTTTTCAGTTTTATTTTTTGCTTCTCCTGGTGTTGGAAAATCAACTTTAACTAAAATGACTTTTCAGCATTTAGCGAAAACGCATGATTTACCCACTGAGGATAAATTTATGTACGTACGTAACCCTATGGCTAAATATGCTGATGGTTTTAAATCCGAGATGCATACTTATTTGTTGGATGATATCTCTTTTAAACATCCTGCTGCAAACCCGACAGGAGACATCTCTCTTGATGAGGTTTATATGTTGCATGGTACTTTCCAATACGTGCCTGATCAGGCCGCTTTGGAAGATAAGGGTAGGATACCTGTGCGTATAAAATTTTTATTAGGTACTACCAATGTTAAAGATTTAAATGCTTATCATTATTTTTCTGTGCCGAGTGCTATGCAGCGTCGCTTTCCTTATATTGTTGAAGTAAATGTTAAAAAAGAGTTTCAAATGGATGATGGTTCTGGCATGTTGGATGCTACCAAAACTAATTGTGCTCCAGAAGATTATCCTGATTATTGGATATTGAAGGTTTCTAAAATAGTAGTTCCAAAGAATATGGGAGAATTAGCTAAGTTGCGTCATATAGGCACTTTTCGAGATATAAATGAGTTTACAGCGTGGTTATCTAAAACATCTGTAAAACATTTTGATAACGAAAAGATTATGACTAATTCTTTTACAAACATGAGAACAGTGGAGATTTGCAAGACGTGTTTTAAAAACATAAAGTTTTGTAAATGTTCGAGAGAACAAACTGGTTCAGTATGTGAAAGCATGTTGTCTGGATTGATGTATTATTTCGCTTTTTGTCTAATAGCTTTTTATAGAGCTTTAGCTTCAATCTTGTTTGCTTCTCTATATTGGAGAATACGAACAAAAGTAGAGACTAATTTGACACGTTTTGGTTTTGACCACGTCAATATTTTTGTGCGTAAGCAATTGTTTGTTAGACTTGCTAAAATTACGCGACGTAATATTGGCTATCCAGAAGCCTTTGGTATATTAGCTGGTTTGATAATAACTGGTTATGCTATTTTTCGCTTTAATCGTTCAGTTACAGGTCCCATTTTCACAGAACAAACTAGGGGGGAAGTTAAAGAGCTCAAGAATACTGATGCTCGACCTCCTAAACCAGGAACTTTTGAGAAAGAATTGACTTGGGTTGCTAATGATAAGAAATTGAGTACTATCGATTTAACTCCCCAAATTTTAAGTTCTAAGCAGCATACACGAGAGGAATTCGTGGATAAAGTTGCTAATAATGTTATTCGTTTAATGATTTATGATTCTAATGAACCGAAACAGCGCTATATAAATAATGCGATTGTTTTGAAAAGTAATATTATAGTGTGTAATGCACATTTTTTCAATAATATAAAATTTGAAACATTTAATATGGTTTTGGTATGCGATGAATTAGGTGATGGAGTCAATGATAAAATCGAAGTTAGTTTTAATAAGAAGAACATAATTTTTGATATATCACGTGATATAGCCATATTTGTAGTGCATTCTTTAGTACCACGTAAGGATATTACTCAGTATTTTGCAAAATTGGGTGTTTATACTGAAGCAACAGGTACATTGATTGGAAGAGATTATCGATCAGGTGTGATTAGTAAAAATACAGTACATAATGTGACTTTAGAGAATAATTATTCTGATACTTTTGGAGCTCATCCATTTTCTGGGCCGGTTACTTTTGGTAAATCAGTTTTAGCCACTATAGATGGCGACTGTGGGTCAATGCTGGTAGCACATACTCCCAAAGGTCATTTTATAGCTAGTTTTCATAGGGCTAGTAATACTGATAAGGTTGTTATAGGGGTAATATTGTATTATGAAGACGTTGAGCGATTAATTCAGAAGGTGTCACCACTTGCGGTTAGCTCGGGTTATCCTAAATTAGCTGATGGTCACACTATTCAGAGCTTGCATCCCAAGTCAGTCTTTAATTATATTGAGGAGGGTTCGGCTCAAGTGTTTGGGTCAATTTCTTCTTATAAATCTAATCAAAAATCGAGTGTATGTGCTACACCTATGCGTGATTTTTTGGTTGAACACGAGAAATATCCCGTTGATTATAGAGCTCCTCAACTCCGAGGATATCAGCCATATTATTTGGCTGGTAAGGATTTAGTGTCTCCAATTATCAAATTTGATGAGAATCTTTTGCGAGTGTGTGCTGAATCTTTTCTTAAGGATATTTTGAAAAATGTTCCCCATGAAGAGCTAAATGTTTTAGTTCATAAGTACGATATGTTTACTGCGACTAATGGTGCAGCTGGTGTCGCTTTTGTTGATAGCATAAACAGATCTACTTCAACTGGTTATCCTTATTGTACATCGAAAAAGAAATTTTTGAGTAAATTACCACCCACTAATGGTTTACAAGACCCCGTTGAGTTTGATAAAGAGATAGTGGAAGAAGTATACCGAATGATAGATGAGTATACTGCTGAAAGGCGCTGCCATCCGGTGTATGTAGGAACATTAAAAGATGAACCTGTTTCTTTCTTAAAATATGCAATGGGCAAAACTCGTTTATTTGGTAGTGCTCCAATTTCTTTTATTCTTGTCCAAAGAATTTATTTTTTAGCCACTATTAGATTAATGCAAACGCATAAAATGGCATTTGAATGTGCTATAGGTGTTATTGCGCAGACCAAAGAGTGGGAATTGTTTTATAAGAAATTATTACGATTTCCTACAATGATAGCTGGCGATTTCAGTAAATTTGATAAACAAATGTGTCCTTTAGTCATAATGTTGGCTTATTGGATATTAATTGAAATTGCAAAGAAGTCTGGAAATTTTACACCGGAGGATATTTTAATTATGAGAGGTATAGCGACTGATACTGCTTATCCCTTTATGTTGTTCAATGGTGATTTTGTTCAGTTGTTTGGTTCTAATCCTTCGGGACATTCTTTAACGGTTATAATCAATTCTCTGGTAAATAGTATTTATTTACGATATGTCTATACGGTGTTGTATAAGTTGCATAATAATACTGATTTGCCAGACGCTGAGATAGTAGCGACTTTTAAGGAACATGTTGAATTGTTTGTTTATGGTGATGATAATCAGGCTTCAACTGATTTGGATTGGTTTAATTTCCAGAATATTCAGAAGGCTTTTTCTGATGTAGGTATAAAATATACTCCACCAACTAAGGATGATACGAATTATAAATTTATGGACATATCTGAAGTTGATTTTTTGAAAAGATCTTATCGATATGATAGTGATTTGGGAGCTATAGTGGCTCCCCTATCAGAAGATTCACTCAATAAAATGTTAACAACATGGGTCGCTTCAGATTCAATATCTCCTGAGGTTCAGACTTTGGCGGTAATATCCTCTGCGATACGAGAATATTTTTTCCATGGGAGAGAAGTTTTTGATTATAAGCGTGAAATGTTTGTGCGTTTATTGAAGCATTTGGATTTAGAGCATGGTATTAATACTACTGTTTTACCAACATATGAGATGTTGGTAGATCGCTACAATGATGCTTCCTGCAAAATTTTAGCTCGTTTACCCCAACATTCATTTGTTTTGCAAAGTGGTTTAGTTGAGATACCAACGTGTGGATTTTTCTGCGCTTTTGGTTTTGTCATAATATTTATTATGTTCGTTTATACTTGGTTTTTATTATCAGTATTAATGGCTTTTTTAAGTACTAGGATTATTCGGATTTATTCAGTGCGGTTTCCCAGATATAATATATTAGAAGTTTTAAACCGAACGCGACGATTACCTATTGTTATATCATGGGCTGATTTATGCCATTATATAAATAGATTTTCCGTGTCTTGTATTGATATCTTTTTTTCCTTTATATATGTCTTTGGTTTTGTTGTGATGTTGCCTTTTTTGGTAACATATGTTCATCAATTAATGCTAAAGCGTATTTGGGCTCGAAGAGATAAAATTTTTCCTACTAGTCATTAGACTAGGTTATGGGCTTTCGATATCAAGTCCATTAAACCAAAAGATGTCCATCAATTGTAGTTACTGCTCCAATCATATTTAACATTATTATCCTAAA